CAATGAACTTGTTCATTTGAGGACTTTGATTAACGATAAAGATTTTCTCGAGGAAAATATACAAGATGTTAATAGACAATTGCATACCTGTTCTGCTTCTGTCAATCATCATGTAACACATAAACATTTTTTCAACGATAATGATGTATGTTCTACTTGTTCGCAGGAAATTACAGAAGAATATAAGCAAGAGGTAGTTTCAGACCTTCAATCTAAAATAGAAGAAGAACGATCTAAAATTACAGCATTAGAAGTTGCACTTTTTAATCTAAAAGAATCTTTGAAAAGTATTCAATCAATACAAAATAATATCACTGATAAGAATATTGAACTATCAACTACAAATAGTACCATTACTTTATTAAATAAACAAAACTCTCAGTTCCTTTTAGAGGTCGAATCTGTTGAACAAAATACTACAAATGTAGATGAAGAGAAACGTAAACTGAAAGAATTGGCATCAGTGGCAGTTGAAAATATAAATGCAAAGAATACCTTATTAGAACAAAGAAACCTTCAAGATGCAGCATCATTGTTACTAAAAGATACTGGAATCAAAACTGCTATTATTCGTGAATATTTACCAGTAATGAATACTCTGATAAATCGGTATTTAGCAATCCTTGATACCTATATCAAATTTGAATTAGATGAATCATTTACTGAAACTATCAAAAGTAGATACAGAGATGAATTTACCTATGCTAGTTTTAGTGAAGGAGAAAAGAAAAAATTAGATGTTGCGATATTGTTTGCTTGGAGACAAATCGCACAAATGAAAAATTCAGTCAATACAAATCTGTTAATATTGGACGAGGTGTTTGATGGAAGTTTAGATGCTACTGCTACGGACTTATTACTTCAATTATTAGATGAGGTATCTAAGGACGCAAACATATTCGTAATTTCTCATAAGGGTGATATTCTAAATGATAAATTCCACTCAGTTTTACGAATAGAAAAACAAAATGATTTTTCGGTAATATGTAAATAAAACAATATCTTATACTGGGTTGTTGGTAATTTAAGCCATTTTAACCGCTTTATTAAAAAACAACCCTGTATATTAGTATCTTTTCAATAAAATACAAAAAACCGCCTTTTTTATTTTATGTAAATCAATAACTTATAATGTAAAATATTACGTTTTTCTGTGTTTTTATAAATATTTAATAAAAAATAAAAATAAACCTTTACTTTTTAAATTAGATACTTTATAATGAATCATAAATTGAAAAAGAGAGTATATTATGAGTCAATTAGATTTAACCGCCAAACTTCTTGCTACTGAGAATATTAATGTTGTTGAAGGATCAGTATCAACTGCTTCTTTTAACATCGAAACAAGACAATTAACTCTTCCAATCTGGAAAGATATGACTCCAGAAATTAAAGAAATGTTAGTTGGTCATGAAGTAGGTCACGCATTGTGGACGTCAATGGATATGATTGATGCTTCTTCTGATAACAGAAAACTTCACTCCTATATCAACGTTGTCGAAGACGTTCGTATTGAACGATTAATGAAAATCAAATATCCAGGTATTCGTAAAACGATGACTGCTGGTTATAATCAATTGAATGAACGTGATTTCTTTGGTGTTTCTAAAATAGTTGATAAAACCAAGTTAAATTTGATTGACCGAATCAACCTTTGGTTCAAAGTTGGTTACAATTCAGGTGTTACATTTTCTAATACTGAAAAGTTGTTTATTGCCCGTGCTGAAAAAACAGAAACTTCTGAAGATGTTATTCAGTTAGCTCAAGACATTTTTAATTTTTCTAAAAATCAACTCGAAGAACAACAAGAAGCTGAAGAAAGTAAAGAAATAGATTCTGACGATTCGGAAGGTGAAGAGGAAGAATCAGGGTTTGGCGACGAAGAATTTGATGACGAAGATTCTGATGAAGAAAACGATGAAAAACAATTAAATAGTGATGGTTCTGGAAACGAAAAAGAATCTGAAGAAAATGATTCTGATTTAGATTCTATTACAGACAAAGCATTTAATGATAATTTGAATGAAATGGCTGATAATTCAATCGAATACAAATATCACAAATTATCAACTGAGTATGATGACAATATTATTATTCCGTTTAAAACTGTTCTTGCTGAAACGGTAGGAGCCGAAACAGAATCTTATTATTATAATTCTATTTCTGAACCATTATCAGTTCGTTTCAACAAATTCAAAACTGATACAAATAAATCAGTTAGTTATTTGGTAAAAGAATTTGAAATGCGCAAAGCTGCTACCAACTACAAAAGAACGCAAGTATCAAAATCTGGTTCTTTAGATATGAAGAAAATCTGGGGTTATCAATTAAACGATGACTTGTTTAAAAAGATTACTTCTGTCACCAATGGTAAGAATCACGGTATGATTTTCTTATTAGACTGGTCTGGTTCAATGAATGGGGTTTTGCAAGATACTTTAGAACAAGTGATTCAGTTAGCAACTTTTTGTTACCGAATTCAAATCCCTTTTCAAGTGTTGGCATTCACTGACAAATACAAAGAATGGAATGAACCTGCTCGTTTGAAAAGAAACGAACGATATCAAAAGGTTGCGGGTACAAATACTTTGGATAATGCTATTGAAGAATGTACTTTATTGGAGTTCTTTAGCGACAAAATGTCTGGTCAAGAATTCAACAGTATGGCTAAACGACTATACAATTCTTATATTTTTACTCGTCAATCTCACGATTATGGTCTTGGTGGTACACCATTGAATCATGCGTTAGCATTTATGACTGATTATGTTGGAAAATTTATTCGTTCGAGAAATATTGAAAAAATGTCTTTCATTACCTTAACTGATGGTGTTGGTTGTCGTCTAAAAAGTTACACTGGTTTGTATCATGGTGGTTATAAAATCAAAAACTTTGTAACTGATCCAGTTACAAAGAAAACATATAATTTTACTGATGATTCACAACAACAAACTGGTGTATTGTTACAAATGATTCAAGACCGTTACAATACAAACAATCTTGGGTTTTATGTAGCATACAAAGTGAATGACCGAGAAATTGAGAATTTCTTACATAGTAACTTCATAACACCTACTTATGCTATGGTATCAGAAATTAAAACTGAAGCAAAGAAAAATGGTTTTGCTTCTATTAAAACTGTTGGCCGTGATGATTTGTTCTTTATTCCTCGTGCTGCTTTGAAAATATCAGACCAAGAATTAGAAGTAACAGGTAAACAAACTGCCCGAGCCATCGCTAAGAATTTTACAAAAGTTCTTAATGGTCGCCAAGTCAACCGCATATTACTAAACAAATTTATTTTAGGTATTAATTAAAAAAATACTTTACTTTTATAAATAGATGTTTTATAATAACTTGAATTTAAAATTATGGGAAAATATATTATGAACAAAATTGAAAAACAAAACCTATTTCTTTCAACTCTTATTGCTAAATATCCAGATGTTGTTAATTCTGGAACTGTGTCTAATGCACAAATACAAGTTATTGCTAAAGATTTAGATGTAACTCCTTATCAATATTGGTTGATGGAAAATCGAATTAGTCGAGGTTTGTATGCGTTACCATCTAATTCTGTTATTCCTTCGGCAGTTCCTTCTCCTAAAAAACAATCTGTTGTGACATTTGAAAAAATATCTTTAGTTCCTGAAGTTGATAAAAACTTCGTGCCGTTTGGTAACTATAATGATCTAGAATCTATCATAAAATCAGGTATGTTCTACCCATCATATGTTTATGGTCCAACTGGTAATGGTAAATCAACAATGATTGAACAAATCTGCGCGAAACACAAAAAGAATTTGATTCGTGTAAACCTTAACATGATGACTGACGAAGACCAATTGATTGGTTCTAAAACGTTGACTGATGGTAATGTTGAGATCGTTGAAGGACCTGTGTTAGTTGCCATGCGTACAGGCACTACATTATTGTTAGATGAAATTGATGCTGGTTCTGCCAATACTTTATTGTGTCTACAACCTATTCTTGAAGGCAAACCTTACTACTTCAAGTTGAAAAACGAAATGATCATTCCTGCTGAAGGATTCAATATCATTGCTACAGCCAATACAAAAGGTAAAGGTTCTGATGATGGTCGTTACATTGGTACGAATGTATTGAACGAAGCATTCCTTGAACGTTTTGCAGTTACCTTTGATCAAGAATATCCAGATGCTAAGGTTGAATTGAAAATCGTTAAGAATTTAATGGTTGAGTTCGGTTGTGTTGATGATAATTTCGCAACATTATTGGTAAAATGGGCGGATGCTATTCGTAAAACATATGATGATGGCGGTGTCGATGAGTTAATTACCACTCGTCGTTTGGTTCACATTGTTCGTGCTTTCTCAATCTTTAAGAATAAAGCAAAGGCAGTTCAATTATGTTGCAACCGATTTGATACTTCAACCAAGAATGCCTTCATTGATTTGATGGATAAGTTAGCTGAACCAGAAACTAGCGAAATAGATTCTTTATTTGTTAACGAAGAAGTGCCATTCTAACTTTACTTTTTGAAAAAGTTGTAGTATAATTATTATTTTAAATGAGGTGAAAATGAGTAAGATTGAAGATAGTGTTTGCAAAAAGATTTTAACCAGAGCTGAGTTTGGTTTAAACAAATATGGAGTTACGCTTGAAAGAGAAGATTTAACAGAGTTGCAATGGTTGGTTCATGCACAAGAGGAAGCGATGGATCTAGTAAATTATTTGGAGGTTTTAATTCAGAGAAAAATAGCAATTAATGAGTTTATTGAAAAAGCAACAATTGACAACTTAGATAAAATGGGAAAATAAATGAAATTATCAAAAGAAACAGTAAATATTTTTAAGAACTTTGCAGCAATCAATACCAATCTATTATTGACTCCTGGAAATAAAATTGCTACAAAATCAGCAAAGAAAACTATCACAGGTAATGTATCAGTTGCTGAAACTTTTCCTTTAGAGTTTGGCATTTATGACTTGAATGAATTTCTTGGTGCATTATCTTTGTTTACTGACCCAGAAATTGAGTTTGCTGATAAACTGGTTACTATAAAAGAAAACAACGACCAAATCATATTCTACAAAGCCGAGAAAGGTGTTTTGGTTTATCAAGAAAAAGAAATCGTATTTCCTGAAGTGTATGTTGACTTTACATTACCTGCTAATGTATTATCTAATATTCAAAGAACAGCTGCAGTTTTACATGCAGAAGTTTTGACTGTTATAGGTAAAGATGGGCAGTTATTTGTTCAAGTTGGTAAACAAAAACAAGAAGCCAATTCTTACCAAAACATTATTGGTACAACCGATAAAACTTTTAAAGTTAATGTTTTGATTGAACATTTTAAAATGCTTCCAGGCGATTACCAAGTAACTATATCATCAAGAAAGATTTCACGATTCCAATCAACAACTTCTGACTTAGTGTATCATCTTGCAGTAGAAGCAGATTCTGTATTTGAATAAGATTAAATTATTGAGAGGAGTCTTTGACTCCTCATTTTTTACACTATGGAGATATAAATGACAATTCAAGTAAATGATGACCAATTTTTGTGGACGGAACGTTATAGACCGCAGACAGTAGACGAGTGCATACTTCCTACTGCTATTAAAAATACATTCAAAGAGTATATTAGAAAAGGCGAACTGCCAACGTTCTTATTAGACGGCACAGCAGGTGTAGGTAAAACAACTATCGCCAAAGCATTATGTAAAGAAATTGGCGCAGAGTACCTATTCATAAACGGTTCTGACGAAGGTCGTTCAATAGATACATTAAGAACAACTATACGAGGGTTTGCTTCTAGTGTATCATTATATGATTCTCCGAAGGTTGTTATAATAGACGAAGCAGACTATATGAATGCTCAATCAGTACAACCTGCTCTTAGGTCGTTCATTGAAGAATATAGTTCTAACTGTCGGTTTATATTTACTTGTAACTATAAAAACCGTATAATAGAACCATTGAGGTCAAGATGTACTGTTGTAGACTTTAGACTAGATAACAAAGATAAAGCAGATATGGCTGGTCAGTTCTTTAAACGAGCCACTCAGATTCTAAAAATGGAAAATATAGAGTTTGATTCAAAGGTAGTTGCTGAGATTATTACCAAATATTTCCCTGATTATCGTAAGGTATTATCTGAACTTCAACGATATTCTGTATCTGGTAAAATTGATTCTGGTATTCTAGTTAATTTATCAGAAGAGTCTTACAAAGAATTGTTTAAGATGATGAAAGATAGAGATTTTAAAAATGTTAGGACTTGGGTTGGTAAGAACTCAGATACCGATGTTACTAGATTATTTAGACAATTTTATGATAATTCTATAAATATCCTTGAACCAAGTTCAATACCAACTTTGATATTACTTCTTTCTGAGTATCAATATAAGGCAGCCTTTGTTGCTGATTCAGAATTAAATGTAATGGCATGTATGGTAGAAGTTATGGGCAACTGTAAATTTAAGTAGGGACGATATGGAACTAGGAACAGTGATACTTTGGATAATAGTTACCTTTATTTGTGGTTATATTGTTGGTTGGAAATACTATGAGAAATTACTCGATGAAGATATAGAAGCATTTGAGGAACATCAAAATAGTTTAAAATACATTGACAACGAAACACAAGAAATACACGATGCTGAAATAGTGGTAAATATTACTATAGAAAAGCATGATAAATTTTACCTAGTCTATAATTTAGATACCAACGATTTTATGGCACAAGGAAAAAATAGGAAAGAAGTCGAGGCTGCTTTAGTAGACCGATATCCAAATAAACTATTTAATGCAACTGAAGAAAATTTAGCAGAACTAGGATTTAAATAATGGCATCTCCTTTTGATTATGTAAAAGCAATTAGTGAAACGAAACAGAATATGTTTCTAGAAGAAATAGCTGAAAAAGAATACGTTCCATTTATTATAAATAAATCATTATCGTATTTTATAGATACAATAATGTATGCAAATGAAATGAATCGTTTGAACCAAGCACCTAAAGAATGGCAGTTTGAATATTTAAGGTTAAGTATTTCAAAAGGCAAAAGATATGGTGGTTGGGTTAAAAAAGATAAAGATTCAGAGAATTTGCCATATGTTAAAGAATATTATAAATACTCTGATGAGAAAGCCAAACAAGCATTGAGTTTATTGACTGATGATGACTTGGCTATAATTAAACAAAAACTATTTCGTGGCGGACGTTAAAATGACAGATATATTTTATGATTGGACTCCAGATTCAATGTTGGAGGTGACTTTGAAACAACCTGATGATTTCTTAAAGGTATGCGAAACTTTAACAAGAATTGGCATAGCATCAAAGAAAGAACAGAAATTGTATCAATCTTGTCATATACTACATAAACAAGGACGTTATTATTTAACGCACTTCAAAGAATTGTTTATTTTAGATGGCAAATCTTCTGATATATCTAATTCAGATATTGAAAGAAGAAATACCATTGCATTTTTATTACAAGACTGGGAATTATTGACTATTGTTAATCCTATAAAGTTTGGTAATAAATCAGAAATGAATGCAATAAAGGTGTTACCATATAAAGAGAAAAAGAATTGGATTCTTGATAGCAAGTACACTATCGGAACTAATAAAAGAAAATAATATTATTAACTAGAGAAAAATAAAAATGGCTGAAAAAATTGAAGATTTGGTAATCAAACTTGAAATGAGTGTAAGTGATGTGAATTTGGTATTGTCATCATTAGGCAATCCTATTGAACCAATCAATAGTTTAATTGCTAGCATTAAACAACAAGGTGAACAACAACTGAAAGAATTTCAAGAATCTGAAGCAGCGAGCGATTCTGAATAGAACACCCTTCTCCCGAGGTAGGTAGTCATTGCTAGGTTGACTCAAAAGAACTAGCACCTTAACCTTCTATGCCGTAAGGATAGAAAATTTTAATCTCGCAGAAATGGAGACGTAGTATGAACACAACCGCACAAATGGCATTTGGCTCACATTTAAATCAATTCGTAGGCATTGAAAGACTACTTAAAGATATGGAAAGAGTATCAAGTGACTATCAATTATCAAATAAGTATCCTCCCCATAATATAATTAAATACAATGACAATGAATATGTTGTTGAATTAGCTGTCGCAGGATTTTGCAAAGAAGAACTGGAAATCACTGTTGAAGATTGCGTTCTTATTATGACTGGTACTAAAGGTGAATTTGATAATGAAGTTGAATACCTACATAAAGGTATCAGCGCAAAACCATTCAGAAAAACGATAAAATTAGCCGAAACTGTAATTGTAAAAGATGCAGAATTCATTGATGGTATTTTATCTGTTTATCTTGTGAATGAAATTCCAGAACATAAGAAACCTAAAAAGATTCTTATTGGTGATGGAAAACAAGATGTTGAAATGTTATTGACTGAATAAATAATAACACCTCCCACGCATCTCGTTAGATCTGCGCACCATGGGAGGTTACTTTTCTTTGAGGAATTAAATAATGGATATAAAAGTTTTTAAAAATATTGCTGGCGAAGATATGATTGGTGAAGTTATTGATAGCAAGCATGGTGAGTATTATTATATTAATAATCCTGCAAATATTGTACTTCAAGAAACCGAGTCTGGTGTAAGAGTAGCAATTGCTCCAGTTATGCCTTTTGCTAAAGGTGCCATCAAAGTTTATATACATTCAATTGCTATAGTGGCAACTCCTGCCGATGCTATGGTTGAAGAATATAAAAGAGTTTACTCCCCTATTATTACCCCAAAAACAGGTATTATTTTAAAATAATACTTTACTTTTCGTTAATTTTAAAATATAATAACTTATACTTTGAAATTAACGAGAAAACTATATTATGATAGACTTTAAAAAATACGAAAATCCCCTTCCTTATACATCTTTTGATGTTGATTCCCAAGCCTTCGATATGTGGGCTAATCGTAACGACAGACTTCAAGAAGAATTTGTTGAAGATATGTTTGATTATATGATGGAAGTTTTAACTGAAACTGATGATGTAGAAGTTGACGTTGATGTTATGAATAAACTTTACAAAATAACAGATATTATCATTAACGAAAAAGATACCTACGAAGAAATGTTCTGGTTTGCTCTTGAACTTTTACCATTGGTGGTATAATATGCACTTTTGCCCTATATGTAAACAAGGTATGCTTCTTCTTAGAACATTAAATATGAAGATATGCATAGATTGTTGTAAAGAATTTCCTTGGTTCTTAGAAGAGAATCAACAGCCATTAATTCAGCACCAAAGGTAATTATGAACATATACGAAGCACGTTGGAACAATGTCCTTAAGTGGGCAAAGAAAGTCAAGGAACACTATGACACTGGCAAGTATATGATTAAATGGGATTGGGATTATTATCCCAATGAATTTGACTTTGTTATTGATGAAGTCAACCGATTAATTTCCATCGATTCGAAAGATAAAACAACTGGGTATCAGATTTATGAGTATGACCTAGAATGGGATCACGGTTCTTATACATCTATCACTGAAACCAATAAGATGCTTGATGATATTAATCTGTTTATGTTGATAAAGGTGAAATTATGAGTTATACAACTTGGCGTAAAGAAATAATGGCAAGGATGATAGACAATGAAGATAAGGATATTAACAATTATGTTTGCACTTTAACTGAAGAAGAATTAGATATTGAGTTTGATGATGGTTATGGTACGCCAGAAGGATCATCATTTACTCTTTGGACTACTTGGCATGTTTACTTTCCTGTATGTTACGATGGATCAGAATGGTGCGGGTCAGTTTATAGAAATCCCACAAAGATTGCAACAAGACATCAAGGTGGTTATTAATGAGTAAAGAAAGAGAGGTAACTTGGCAATATAGAACAAAAGCTAATTATGGTGGTTATGGGTGGTCACGGTGGATTAACTGTAGTAAAGAATTTTATGAACATCGTGAAAAAACACCGCTGAGAAATAGTTTTTGTTACGAGGTACGAAAAGTACACGGCATTGGAGTAGATGATGAGTAAAGAATATGAAGAGGATAAGTATTATCGAGAAATAGAAGAACATAGACAAGAATGTGAAGCTGACTTTAAAGAGCAGCAAAGCGAAGAGCGCTGGTATGCAAATAGTTTAGGGGATGGGGATGATGAGTAAAGAAAGAGAGTTACTTAAAAGAGTAAAGGTGTTGTTAGAGTGTTCTAATATGGAACCACTGCAAAGACAAACTGATTTGATTGTTGGTGAGATTATAGAATTATTGTCCCAACCTGAGCAGGCAGTAGCGGAATGCACAAACAGTGACACATGGAACTGCAAATATTGTAACAAGACTGAATCTTGTGGAGCATTGAAAGATTCTAGGAATTTTGCACCACCAGCCCGTGAAGGATTAACGCCAAGAGAGGGTTTGACGGAATATAAAAAAGGTTACGCACAAGCTGAACTCGATTTAAAACGTCAGCCTCTGACAAATGAGAATAGTGATACTGTATCGGCTTTTAATCCAGTCTCAAATAACTATTGGAGTAGATGATGAGTATTGAAAATATATTGTGTTTGAATTTAGTGTTTGTAGCTATTGTGCTTTGGTTTTGTTGAGGAATTATGATGATTAGCGCACAAGAAGCCAAACAACTGTATGACGAATCTGGTGCAGAGGTTGAACAGTTCCTCAAAAACAATGTTGAACAGAATGTTGCCAATGCCGCTAAAGGTGGCAACCGATATGTGTTCATTTTCTTAGGTAGTGTAGAAATGTTTCGCACCTTAACTGCGGAAATCACACCACTACAAAAAGCAGTGGTAGCAAAACTTAAAGAGTTAGGTTATCGTGCTGAGATTAAGTTAGACGGTGACAAGTACGTTCCTCGCGGTTTAGCAGACGATGATGGTAACGGTCCTAAACACCAAAACTATGGCATTCAGATTGGGTGGTAATATGAACGAACGAATTAAAGAACTTGCCGAACAAGCTACTGTCCGTAGTGAAGAATATACAGTCTTGATGAAAAAAGTAACCAACCTTTTGAATTATATAATGTGCGAGAGTGTATTCACTGGATAAGAAAGGTAGAAAAAGCACACGGCATTGGAGGTGGGGAATGAGCAAAGAAAGAGAGTTGTTGCAAAAAGTATTAACAAAACTAAATTCCTATTATTATGAGGGTAATGTCACAATAAAAAATGAAATTATAGAACTACTCGCCCAACCTG